TAGAAATTCTTGGGCTAATGCTTCATTGTGGTATGTATATGATAGCTATTATTCTTTATTTGAACAAAGACTAAGAAAGCAATATACTCTTAAAGATAGTTATTCTATAGCAGCAGCAATAAAGGCTTTGCTTAAAAAAATAGACCCTACTCTTCAGCATGAAGCAACTGCTGAATATAGTCGCTTTTTGTATGATACAACCGTACCAATGTCAATGGCAAGATTTTATGTACACATAACACAAAAAACAAATATACTTAAAGGTGAATATGACCAGCCCGCTCAAAAAGCAGAAGTATCATTAGAAGATATAATGAAAATGCTTCGTGATTGTTTTAGATGTTATTGGTATATAGAAGATGGTAAATTTAAGATTGAACACATAAGTTTCTTTATGAGAGGAGGCTCATACTCTTATAATACAAATGTTCAGCTCGATTTTACTAAACTAGTAGACCAGTTTAACAAAAAGCTATCATTATATTTTCAATCAGAAGTAGAATATGATAAAACAGACCTAAACCAACGATATGAATTTGGCTGGATGGATGACGTTACTGATTTGTTTGGTGGAGTAACCATAGATGTTAAATCTAACTATATACAGAAAGATAAAACAGAAGAAATAAATATAAGCCAGTTTTCATCTGATGTGGATTATATGCTATTTAACCCATCTAATTTCTCAGATGATGGCTTTGCATTATTATGCCCTGTTAAAAATGGCTCCTCTTTAGAATTGCCCATAGTTGAAACATGGTTGGTAGATGAAAACGGTGATACATATAATGCTGTAATTCAGAATTTCTATGCAGCTTGGGCATATCTTGTGCGCTTTTATATGTATGATATGCCTGCATCAAATCTTGACTGTAATGTGCTTGGAGATTTATATGCGAATGGTGTAAAAATGTGTATGAAGCATACTATAGAATTTCCTACTGAAGAAGATTTAGATGAACTTGAATTAATTAAAACCGCTATAGGAAATGGCAAAATAGATGAGATTTCTGTCAATGTAAATACACGCCATGCAAAAGTAAGATTGCTTTATACGCCTCGATAAAATTGCGCGTTAAAAATTATTAAGAAATTTTCTTATATCAAATTTTATTTGTAAATTAGCAGTATGAAGTTAGTGAATAATAACATATCGCCGTTGCCTTTTTACGATAATCTTGCACTGCAAAATCATCGTAAAGATTATGCTTTTGGCCAGGTTTATCCGCTAATAACCTATAAGAATATGTTATTGCCTTTTCAAGTAGTTCTTGCCAGTGGAACAGCTATAAATTGGGTGAGATTGTATAATTTCAATATGGGGGCATATACTACTATAACAACGAGTATGAAAGAAAATGGCTTAGTTATTAAGTCATATACTAACTTTAAGCTTCTTAAATATCCTGGTACTCTTCCTATAGTTGAAATAAAGCATGAAGGTTTGTATTATTTAGCTATTTCAATATCAGGTTTAGGAACTATATATTCTGATATATTCACTGTAACTAATAAAGTAGACGACTATTTACTTCTTGAGTATTACAATTCATATAACTTTGAACTTAAAAATGGCATAGTAGACTTTTCTGATAATTTCAAATTTAGGTGCTATTTGAATACACAGATTGGTAAGCCTGAATATGATTTTGAAGAAGAAGCCACTGAGCGGATGGGCTATACTTTTATTGAGAGCCAAGTAAGTAAAAAGATTTATAAGTTCATATTTATAGCTCCTGAATATCTATGTGATGCTCTTAGGATTGTAAGGCTATGTGAAAACAAACAAATCACGAGTAAATTGCAAACCTATGATTTAACCACATTTAGCATGGAGCCTGAATGGGAAGACCAAGGAGATTTAGCTGCAGTTGAATGTGAATTTGAAACTGATACTGTTATAGCTAATATAGGTGGATATACTCCTAGTTTATCTGGAGGAGATTTCAATAGAGATTTTAATAATGATTTTAAAACAGAGTAACAAATATGGCAAAGTGGAGTGACTTAAAAGCGGCTATAGCTGATATTATAAAGACAAATGGTAATCAGGAGATTACCGGTCAAGTATTACGGAATGTACTTAATAACATAATAAGTTCTGTAGGTGAAAACG